TATAGACACCAAACTTTTCCGCGACTTCTAACTTTAAGAAGAAATCACCATATTTACACATTTGACGAACCCAAGACCAGAGGTTAAACTCAATGTTAAGTACATCATAGAATAAGTTATAAAGAATTTTTTGAATATCATCATCACTACTTCTAATTTGAAGTACCTCACCCATATCATTCTTTAAAGTACATTCATCTGCAATAATATCAAGAGCAGAAGCTACAATAGCATCTGTATCCATTGTATCATAATCACTATATAAGTAAGTTCTAAGATATTGATATTGTAAGTTGAATTGTTGACCTAAAAGAGATGTAGCAGCCGGATTAGTGTAAATTTTATTAAACTTATCTATTAATGAGTTAGTTTGAAATTCACCACTAGTTTGGATATGATCTGTATCAACTACTTTTAGCTGGCTACCACCCTCGTTTCTGATGACTACATCAGTTGAAAAGAGTCTTCTTAATCTTGAAAAAATACTAGTATCAGCCATTGCTTAAATTATTATCATAAATATTAAAGGAGCCATCTTAGATCCTCTTGTTGATTTCCTATTTTTTGCATATAGGGATTTTGGGTTGTGTTAGCATTGTATACACCCGCTGTAGTATTTTTAGCCATGTTGCTTAAAGCAGCTCGGGTCATATCAAGTCCTTGTTGTTGGAATTTAAGTGAAGTATCTCTTAAAAACATTCCAATACCAAATGACATTACTAAGTCATCATTATAACCAGATTGAGCTTCAGGTCTACCATTACGCCATATAAATACTTTCATTTCTTCTAATAGACGTTTAGAATTGATAGTGACACTTCTATCACCAACATATTCTCTAAATTTATTTACTATTAAAGGTCTTGTTTTCATTGACATTGTGAAACCAGGAGTTAAACTATCACTAAATTCATATCGGTTAAAATACGACTCAGCTGTTAATTGATCACTCTTAGGTGACGAATAGAAATTCTGATATCCACGCTCCATAATAGTTTCAATGGTTGCCCAACCAATTGAAGCATTTTCTACTACTAATAATGCATTATTATATTCTGAGGCTAGACCTACAAGAAAATGACCAAATTCTTTTGGTGATAATTGTCCTTTATATTCAGCGACTTGAGTATTAGTTTCAATATCCATTACGTGGGCTGCTGAAAAATCTTTACCATCACCTCTAGCTACGTCAGCTACTACCATGTAATCTCTTGAGTAATCAGCTGGTTCCCAAACCCATAAATTTCTGTCTGTACCTCGTCTTTCAACAGGTTCTTTAATAGTAGTTTGACTTATAAATTCTAACCATTCAGAATAGAAAACAGTATCACCTGAGGTGCTAAAATCACAGTCACATTCTTGTGCTGCTGCTCTAGGGTCACCTAGTAATTCGTCTTGTTTTTTTCTCCATTCCTCATCCCTCTCTGGGTGGACATACCATGGTAATTTGATAGGTAAAAAGTCGTTCTCCTGTGCCTCCGCTCTTACCCATGTCTGATGAAACCAGTTTCCAGTTCCATATGGTGTTGAAAGTACTATTGCTCCACCACCGGTGGCAAGTGTTTGTTGTGCTGATGCCCATGTTTCTGCTATGTTATCGATGAAGGCAGCCTCGTCAATTATTAGTAAAGATACTGCTTCTGAACGTGCTGCGTCAGTATTAGAAGATTTTGCTTTAATTAGAGAACCGTTTGCTAATCTTAAACTTAAACGGTTGTTTTCTATTTCTTTTACTTTAAGCCAAGAAGGTAAGTTATCATACATAAAACGAACCTTGGTAACCATGTTTTTAGCTGTCTCCTGAGTAGTAGCGAGACATAACACGTTTTTGTCTTTATGGAAAGTCATTAACCATAAAGAGTAACTAGCAGCTAGAGTTGAAATACCTAACTGTCTAGATTTTAAAACAACAGAATATGGGTTATCCTTCCATAAATGGAGTACTTTTTCCTGGAATGGGTAAAGATTAAATGTTATTCTACCACGTTGTGGGTGTTGAATGTAACAGTATTTACGCATAAAGTGGCCTGGGTCTTGGGCGCACTTAATATATTCCTGTTGGATTATTTTCCTTAAGTCCTGATCACTCATAATATTATAACTGGAGCACTGTGAATATAGCAATCATACCACTGCCAAATCCTACTAATGCACCATTCCAAAACTTAGCTTTTTTAGCTTGCTTTAAAGCTTTCACTTCACTATCTCTTAATTTAATTATTTCACCTAAATTAGTTATTTCAATATCTTTATTTTGAATAAGATTATTTAGGTTTACTATTTCCTCTTGATAAAGTTTTACTTTAGTTTCAGTAGTAAATAATTTTTCTTGGCTATATTGAAGTTCAAGTTTACAATCATTATACTTTGTTATAGCGTTTATAACAGTAGAACGAGGGACTGAGACTAGAGGTTCAGTTGAAGAGCTTTGTGAAAGCGCCGGAAAGCTCAGCGTCAGACATAGCATTAAGCTTAGCAGTATTTTGTGCATTTTGTTTCTTTAATTTAGCTAGTTCAATGTCTTTTTTAGCTATTTGTTTATCTATATCAGCAATTTGTTTTTCAATTGCTTTATTTATATCTAAAATAGAATCATTTGAATTATGTAACTTTCCTATTTGTTGTTCATATTTTTCTTCTTGTTCCTTAAGTAGTCTATAATATTCTTTTTTATAAGAGTTACTTAAAAATAAGTGTTGAAAAATCATACCCCCTAATAATAAAGCTATTATTAAGATTTGTGGGTTTTTTTTAACCCAGTTTATTAATAAGTTCAATGTTATAATTTTATCGTCTAACTTTTTTAGAAACAATTTTATCACGAGTAGCGATTAATTGTTTTCTTAAATTACTCTTAGTTCTAATATCATCCATAAAGGCTGTTTCTTCTTCTGAGTAATTTTTAATATTACCTTTAGCAGCGATTTCTTTAGCTTTAGGTAATTTAGTCTCTAACTCACTATTAATAGCCTTTAATTGTGCTTCCACAGCATCTAGGTCTGTAGTATTAATAGTACTTATAGGTTGGGCTGAACGAGCAGCTTTAACGGCTCTTTTAATAAGTGATTTACTAGGATCTTTACCAGATATAGATACATCACCACTCATTGTGTAAGCTAAAGCATCACTTGGTTTACTTGAACCCTTAGGGCGACCTTTTTTACCTGGTTCTCTTGGTTCTTTAGGACCAGCTGCTCCTTTTTTACCAGCTGCTATATCAATAAATGCTGCTAAGTCTTTTTCTAGAACTTCTCTAGACTTAGGGTTATTGAATGTAGCTATATCTTTACCAGTTGCTGAGGCTAATTCTTTATAATCTACTTCACCTTTAGTTTTTAGTAGGTCTAATGTGTTATATAGAGCTGAACCTTCTCTGAATTTAGCTTGAGCAGCAGCTATTGCTTTTTTAGCCTCATCTTTCACTTCATCTTTAACCTTATAGAAGGTTGCCATTTCATTTAGAGCTTCATCCTCTTGAAGATTTACAGTACCTCCTGATCTTAAAGTTTTAATAAGAGATTCTTTGTCTTTAGATTTTTGATAATTTGGATCTTGCTGTAGTGAAGGTACTGCTTCTTGGCCTGAGTAGGCTGTAAGTTCATTCACTATCATCTCACGAATAGTATTTTTTAATTCAGATAATTTCATCTTTAATAAATTATGGTTTTCTTATAAATATTATAGACCTAGCTGAAATTTAAGCTGTTCAATACGTTGTTCAGTAGTTCCTTCCAATATGCCATAATTCTGGATAAGTAAACTTCTATTTTTAAGAAAATTAGTGATAATAAAATCTATTAGATTACGATATTCAACATCTGTTTCTCGAACACCATTATCTTCCATATCAACTCCTTCAGGAGATACATAAAAAATATAATCATATTCTTTAATTAACAATGTAGCTACTTGTTCAAAATCATATTTTTCACTATGATTCATGGATTTAGAAGCGCGAGCAAAAGCCATTACATCAATTACAGTACGATCTGTGATAATATTTTCTTGCATTAATTCCATTGAGCGTTCTGCTAAAAACACTAATTGACCCTTTAAAGTGGAGTCAGTGTTCAATGGAATACCCTGTTCCATTAAGTATTTAGAACGTTCTGTTCTAAAAGTATAATCCTTGAATTCAGGTAATTCTTTTAATGCCTTTACTAATGTAGTTTTACCTACACTCATTGTTCCACAAAGTCCTATTCTCATAATTGTGATGATCCTGGTAATACTCTATAACTGTCTTCTTCATAATGTTTTGTAGACACCTCAAAAATTGTAGCACCTTGAGTTAGTGCTTTTAATTGATGAGGTTGACCACGTTCTAAATCTATGATATCTCCTTTACTAAGCCAAACTACGTTATGAGTAACAGTTTCAGTATCAATCCAACCATATTCAAATTCACCTTCAGAAACATACCATGATTCTTTTTTAATCAAATGGTAGTGCATTGAGAATTTTTTGTCTTTGTCAAATACTAGAAGTTTACCACAGTATTCATCATCATTGACAACCCAAAGTTCATATCCCCAGGCTTTTTTGTATATGTCACCCTTACGAGGTATTGGTTGATTTTTATGTCCCATAAATTAAAAACGAGTAGTCCCTTTCATAGATGGGTTTTTATACCAAGGCAAACCTTCACGGTTCTTACGAGCCTCTTCCCACTGTTCAAGGGTCAATTTCTGTCCGTACAAATAATATTCTTTTCTTGATTTTTCAGTTCCCTCAAGAGGTTCTACAGCTGGTCCATCCCAGTTGTGCATTTTCCAACTGTCTTGTCCATTTTCTTTAAATAGATAGATTTGGCAACCATTAGATTTAATGGTTTTAGTCTCATAAATGCGGGGGCGACGGTGGTACATAACTTATTGTTTTTATTAATTATATCTAAAGATACGAAATAAATTTTATTAAGCCAAGCCTAATGTCTCAATATAGTCTAAGAAATCTTTAAATACTTGACCATTAACCTCGTTTTTAGCTGCTTCTAAAAGCATACCATGAATGTCACTTGATTCAGTAAGTAGTTGGGTAAATTTGTTTAAAGTGGCTTCACACATTAGGTTATAATGTGCATCATCACTATAATCATCTATATCGTTTAGGAATAGATGAATATTCTCATTTAAATCTTTTGCGGACAACTTCATATATAAGGTTTTTAATGTATTTGATAGCTTCTCCTAATTGACCATTTAACCACTTTAAACGCTCCCCAAACTTCTTGTTTGCAAGAGGTGTTTCAATATTCTTTAAAGTACTAGTTAATGGTTTCATATATTCACTTCCAGTTAAGAAGATGAATTTGTCTTTCTCAGGATTAAGACCTTTTTCCTTCATTTGAGAGATTACTGTCTCACCCCAAGATGCTTTCTCATCTGCCTTCATATCCTTTAGAGTTAGATCATATGGTGCTAACTCTTTATCTAAAGGTACTAGATGATGTTTAGCAGACAAGATAAACATTTTATCTGGTTGGAGTTTTTTACCATACTCTAATGTTTTACGAAACATAGGAGAGGGTGAGTATAACTCCTGAGCTGGAGCAGCATGGTCTGTTTTAGACTTAGTACAGCTGAGTAAGACAATATTGGCCATCTTTTTCGTTATAAATATTAGGAACGAAGTGGATGATCATGAAAGTCAGGATATAGATCTGGGTGTAAAAAATAGTTAAGAATATCTTCAGCTACATAAATAGCTTGTGCACCTGAAACTGTTATACCACGAGCACTTAATGCGTCGCCTACAAAGTGTACATTTGAGAACTTGGTAAGAGACAAGTTACGGTAGTTTACAAGTGGTTCAGGTGAAAGATATTTTACCTCAGGAACATAGATACCCCAATCGTCTTTTAGTGTAGGGAATACTTTTTTCATGTCCTCGATAAAGTCCATAATATAGTTCCAATATTCACCCATTACATTTTCTACTCCGCTCAAATTATCGATTTGGAAAGCTGACACATCGTTGCCTTCAGAGGTTGAAGATGGGATTCGAGTAGGTGAATAGTACAAACCAGTACCGCTGAATTGGAGCTTGTTTACAACATCACGCGACCAAGCAAATGGATCTTCAATACCATTGATTTCCATCAAAATGCCAAAATTGGTCATATCGTTTCGGTAACGCATGTCTTTTTTAGCGTGACCATTGTAGCTATGATCACCATATGTTTCTTCTACAGCAACATAAGCTGCGTTATTGTTTGTACAGAATGAGCGAAGTGAAACACCTTTATCTTCGAATTTGCGATATAACTTAAAGTCGTATGAAATGTCGATCAGTTTCTGGAAGTGTTTTTGTGGTGCTTCAAATCGAACACCAATTTGTACTGATTTAGGTTCATCTGGTAGGGTATATTCGTTTGCTAATTGTTGAGCAAAATCAATACCTGATTTACCTACAGCAAATATAAGTTCATCATAGTCTAAAGTAGATATATTTAGTATAGGGTTTGTAAGGTTAGTATAATTAACTTTATTAGCAATCATGGCTATCCCTGTTACTTTAGTTTCCCATTTAAACTCTACACCTTTAGACACTAAATAATCGTACCAGTTTTTAGCAATTTCAGATAGATAATCTGTACCTACGTGCCAAACGGGAAACAAACGTAAACCAAAGTATGGTTTAATAAAATCCGGTTCTGTATCTGGATTTGAACATTGTACTTCTTCTGGTTTAGGGTGGAAACGCTTGAAATTAGTGATGACTTGATCCATCAACTGCATTGCTTTTTCCTCACCACAATACTTAGATAATTGACCTCCAATTGCTGTGTGGTAAGTTAGTTTACCATCAGACCAACCACCAGCCCCTAAAAATCCAGTCATTACCTCTTCGGGTAAGCGGGTATATGGGTCTTTACCCATATCAATGATTGTGATTAGTTCACCAGGATAACCTTGGTCTACAAGCTTAGTAGCAGCATTTACTCCTGCCACACCTGCACCTACGATTACAATTTGTTTTTCCTTCATATTTTTTTCTCTTGTTACATATTAATATAATAAAAAGATGTGGCGTCTCCAAACTTGGTGACGCCACAGCTGTCAAAATTTTTGATAAGCGACGGGCTATGAATCCGTCTAAATGTAGTTTATATATTAAGCAGTGTCAGTAGTTATAAGGTAATAACTTGAAGAAACTCCTGCTGATCCTGTAAACATAAATAGATTATATTGAGATGCTAGAGTGGTTGGTGTAGTTGTAGCTCCATCAAACCCAACTAATTGTTTAACTAAATAATCCCAATCTGCTTCAACATTACTTTCAGTAGCATAGAATTTAATAATACCAGATCTAAAATCACCAGATGCTCCTACTGAACCAGTTGAGAATTGACCTGCAAATCTTTGGCTTCCATTTGGGTTAGCAGCACCTGCTACTATAAACATTTTCTGTTGTGAGCCTGTTCTTATAAAATCAATAAACATAGATGATAAAAGGTTTGGGTTATCACCTGTACTTGTTAGTAAATTTACAGAGAAAGCAGTAGCACCAAGACCAAGAGTTGTATCTCTACTACTTAAAACTTCATAAGTTGCTATCTCATTTTCAGTTAAGTTTCTTAATAAAATTTGATCACCTACTTTTATATCTGCATATGTTGTAGTTTGAAGAACTCCTGCTATATCTCTATCAGAAAATGACATTGATTTAATACTAGAGTAAGATGCAGGAGTAGCTAAAGTTGGATCAAATAAAGCCATTGTACCATTATCAGCTACTCCCCCAATAACAGATCCAGACCCTACAAAAATACCTCTAAATGAGCCAGTATTTTGGAATGGGTAAGCTACAAGTTGAATATTTTGAGGCTCAGTTTGTACTGTACCACCTGTATTAGGATTAGTATAATCATAGAATCCTGCTG